TCAAAATCAACGTTGACTCTTTGCTGCGTTCCGACACTCTTACACGTTACCAAGCGCACCAGATTGCTATCGCCTCCGGGTGGATGACAATCGACGAGGTTCGCGCAATCGAGGACATGCCGACTCTTGGAGGAGATTTTAGTGCAGTCAATTGAAACCCGTGAAATGGAATTTCGCGTCACCGACAAAGACAAGCGTGAGGTTGCTGGCATCGCCGTACCTTACGACACGTTGGAGAACGGTGAAATGTTTGCGCGCAACTCGGTCACTCTTGACCCCGAAGCAAAACTGATGTGGCAACACGATCAGAAGGAACCAATCGGCAAAATCATTGAAGGCCGTCACACCGAGGCTGGTTTTGAGATTCGTGCGGTCATCAGCGAAACGCAACGCGGTCTCGACGCAATCACACTCCTCGACGACAACGTCATCAACCGATTCAGCGTCGGCTTCGTTCTGCGCGACTCCAAGACCGACGAGAACCGCAACCGCATTGTCACCGACGCATTCGTGCGCGAAGTAAGTCTCGTAAGTACGCCATGGTACTCGGATGCAGTTGTCACCGAAGTACGAGACGAAAATTCCGACCCGGAAATCCCGGACTCGGCTTCCCCCAAGGAGGAAACAATGGAGAACATCACTCCAGAGGGTTCCGACCTCGCCGAGGTTCGCGAATCCATTGAAATGCTGGAACGAGAAATCGCCAGCATCACCAAGGTCGAGGCAGCCGCCCCGACTTACCGCACCGCTGGCGCATTCTTGAAGGCCATCGTTGACGGTGACGAAAACGCCGCCAAGGTCATGGAACGCGCCTACGAAGGTGCAACCACGGCTGACTCGGTTGTCACGCCCATCGACTTCAACCTGATCCGTCTCGTTGAGGGCGCAAACCCTCTCGGTGCAGTTTTCGGTCGCGGTGTCACCCCGGCAACCGGAATGGCAATCACGTTCGCACAGGTTGACGCAATCACCGACGGAACTGCCGAACAGGACCCCGAAGGTGAAGACCTCGGTTACTACCAGTTGAACCTCGAAACCAAGTCGGTTGACATCAAGACGATTGGTAACTACTCGGAACTGACTCGTCAGGCCATCGAACGTTCCACTGTTCCTTACCTCGACTCGGTTCTCCGTGGACAGGCAATCGCCCTCGGAAACAAGTTGGCTGCGGAACTCCGCAACAAATACACCGCAACCGTTTCGGCTCAGGCTGGCGCAGGTCGCATCGTTACTCGTTCGGCTGAAACCTACGACGGATGGGCCGGCGCACTTGCCGACGCAGCCGCGACGTACTTCCAGCCACAGGGTGCAGTCATCGACGCTCTCGTCGTTGGCAAGGCAACGTTCAAGGCTCTCTTGGCTCTTGACGGAACCCCGGTCATCTCGTTCTCGAACGAGAACGTCGGCGCATTCGGATCGGCTAACCCCGGCGGACTTCGCGGAACCATCGCAGGCATCCCCATCATCGTTGACGCGCAACTCGCCGCCAACGGAACCGAGGATGCATTCGTTTCGTCGCTGGCTCTCCGTCAGTTCACGTCAGGCGCACTCCGCCTCTCGCAGGACAACGCGGTCAACCTCAGCACGGCTTACTCGCTCAGCACCTACACGGCTGTTGCAGACGAGTACCCCACGCTCATCATCCCCACGGTCGCTGACTAATAACCATGACCGCCGCACAGTTGCAGTCTTACGTCGGGGCTCCTGACTCCGACGAGACGTTTGTCGAAGCATGTTGGGATGAGGCAGTTGTTCTCGTCACCAAGTTTGTGGGTACTGCAACTGTGCCGGCCACGGTTTTACTCCGGGCAAAGATTGAATGTGGATCGGAACTATTCCACCGCCGTTCCGCCCCGAATGGTATCGCACAGTTTGCGACACTTGACGGCGGTTCGGCGGTGCGAGTAGCGCGTGACCCAATGATTGCGGCCTACCCGATTCTCACCCCTTGGGTTGGTCAAGGTATCGCATGATTGGTGAAGCGCGGACCGCGTTAGCCAGCATTCTCACAGATGCTGGTTTGCGTGTGTTTGCGTTCACCCCAGAACGTGCCACACCACCAATGGGCATTCTTGTCCCATCAGGTGACTGGGTTGTTTCTGGCGACACGTTCGGTTCATTCCGAGTCGGCTTCGATGTCACACTCATTGTCGCTAACGCGGCCAACGAAACCATGATCACCGCACTTGACGACCTGACTGATTCAACACTTGAAGCAATCAGCGACGCAACCGGGTTCTATGCATCGTCGGTTGGCGCACCGTCAATGATTGACATCAGCGGTGCCGATTACTTGTCCACCACAATAACCGTTTACCAAAACACTCAACTCTAAGGAGAACACGATGGCAACATCGACTCGTATCAAAGCAAACGCTCTGTTGCTTTCCATTGACGGCACGGACTACTGGGCGGATTTCTCGTCGGTTGTCATGCAGTCGGAGGATGCTTCAGCAGACGTAACCACGTTCTACGACGCATCGCTCGGTGGCCGTCGCGACTTCTACTTCACCGTGTCCGGTGTTCAGTCCGTTGAAGCAGCGTCGTTCTGGCGCGCCATGTGGGCTGACGCAGGTTCCGAGGTTGCGTTCGTTTACGCACCCAAGGGCAACGCGACCGCCGGGGCAGACGCGCCGCACTTCACCGGAACCGTTCGTATCCCGGCAAAGGGTGCGTTCCAACTCGGTGGAGAAGCGTCGGCTGACGGCACGTTCGCATTCGACGGTGTCCGCATGGACATTGTTGGCGACGTAACGCTCGACACCACACCGTAAGGCCCGACGATGGCAAGTACGCTCATCGCAGGTTCTAAAGAAGGCATTTGGCTTCGGCAGGACAAGCTTGGGCGTACTTACATCGAAGGACTAAACGACACCCGGCAGAAGTTCTTGCAAATGGGTGGAGATCGGAACCTGTTTGAAAAATGGGTTAAGCAGTCGGCAATTATTGCTGCGAAAGAGGCTAGCCGAAACGCCCCGGTCATCACAGGCAGTTTGGCATTGTCGGTTCGCGGTTACGCTTCAAAGAAAGCGTTCATCAAGAACAAAGTAACTGGCGGTGTTGATTCTCGAATGGTGTTTGGTGGTCTGGTTGTTGCAGGATCTGCAAGAGTCAGAAACGTCATTAGGGATGGCGTATCAGAACAAGTAACGACTGGTGTGCAGTACGGTCGGGCCGTCTCGATGGGAACCTATCGGGTTGCAGGTCGCGCATCACAAAACGGTACGCGAGTATGGCGCACAACCGTCAGAGGAAAGAAAAACCCCTACATTGTCAAAGCACGAAACAAGATGAAGCCAGCAATGGTCAGACTCTTGAACTTCCAACTCAACACATACATAAAGCAGAAAGGCTTTCAAACAAATGGACTTTGAGGACATCACCCTAGGCGAAATCGCCGAAATCGAGAACTATGCCAAGATGCCGTTCTCGGAAATTGCCGAGGAGAAACTTGGCGTTATCAAACTGCGCATCGCGTTGGCATGGGTCATGAAGCGTCGCACCAACCCCGACTTCACCATTGCCGAAGCAGAGAAACTTACCCCGAACGATTTTGCACAGTTGTTTGGGGATGACGACACCACAAAAAAATAAAGGATGACCGGGCGAAAGTTCTGGCTGCACTCGTAGCCGGGGCAGGTCTCTCGGTCACAGAAGCAAACAACCTGACGTTGCGAGAACGTAACGCCATATTCAAATTTATGAACGGAGGCAAATAATGGCTGCATCAAACATGATCGTGACCCTTGCCATGAACGCCACGAAGTATGCGTCAGGCCTCCGTAAAGCAAGTCAGCAAACAACGGCGTTCGGTCGTTTCACATCTCGCGCGTTTGACCTCGCCAGAACCGCATTCATCGGTTTGACACTTGCTGGTATTCGCATGATTCCGGTACTTGCCAACATGGGTGCAGAATCGCGCAAAGCAGACATACAACTCAAGTTCATGCTTGAGAACATGCAGGGGATTAGCGCGGCGACCGATGAAACGGTCAAACGCATGGCCGCTTATGCCGACCAAGTCAACAAAGCAACTGGAATCGACGACGAACAGGTCAAAGCGGTTCAGCGTAAGTTGCTTGTGTTTAAGACGTTGCGCCAGACCGCCGATGAACTGGGTGGCACGTTTGACCGAACAACTTCGGCTGCCATCGACCTCGCAGCTGCAGGGTTCGGTGAGATGGAGGCCAACGCCATCAAGTTGGGCCGTGTTCTACAAGACCCAACCAAAAACCTGAACGCGCTGAGCCGGGCAGGTATCACATTTACGGCAGAAGAAAAACGGAAAATTACGGCGTTGCAAGAATCGGGCAAACTGCTCGAAGCACAAAACTTGGTATTGCAATCCGTTGAGGATCGTGTCAAAGGTATCGCCGAAGCGTCGGCCACACCATTTGAGAAAATGAACGCACAGTTCCAGCAGATTGGTGATTCCATCGGTGAAGCGATGTTGCCTGCGTTGGAAAGTATGAACATGCAGGTTTCTCAATGGTTGTCTACACCGCAGGGCCGTAAAGATGTGCAATTGATTGCTGACGCGTTTATCAGCGCCGCATACGGTATCAAAGAGATGGCAAAGTTCCTTGGAATTGTGCGTAACCTGCTTGACGAAATCAAACCGTTCACCGACTTGCTTGACAAGTTAGCGAAACTTGTCTTTCCAACTTACGGTTTGGTTAGCCAATTGCCCGGTGTCGGTGGCAGCAGAAATTCAGGCCCCGGCATTGTTGCAGATCGCGCGAATGCCCCGGTCATCAACTTCAACGCACCCATCGACTCGGTAAGTGCCGGGCGTGAAGTCGCGCGTGTCCTTTCTGATTACAACCGGGCGAACGGTATGCGCTAATGGCTTTACCGATTATTGAACAACCGCTTTATGGCGAAGTTCTTATTGAAACTGCACCTTGGGCCACACCGTTTGTTTGGACTGACCGCACCGCCGACTTAGTTGAGGGTTTCAGTTATTCGGAAGGTGGCCGCATAGGCACACCCGGATCATCACAAGTAGACGTTGGAACACTAAACGCCACATTCAAAAACTTGGTAAACGTTCCAGTCGTCGGAAACTTAGTCCGCGTTTCATTCAGCAAATTTGCTGGCTACGCATTTACTGGCTATGTGCAAGACGTATCGCAACGAGTCGTTTTTGACCAGTCAGTATCATTCACCACACCAATCACGCTGACAACAATCAACTGTCTTGATTGGGTTGGCTACATCTCACAGTTCCAAGCCGTAGGTGTTGGAGGTTCTAACTATCTAACTGGCGTAAATGAAACGGATTCCAGTTATGCGGTGCGTGATCGTATTGGCGCGCTAAACAAAATTGTTGATTCCTCGAACAACACTAAAATCATCAATGCAAGTTTTTTCACTACGGTTCAGGAAATGGGTGATACCGATTTTGTTGGCAGTTTTGCTCAACATCTTGACTTGGCTGCAACCACACTAGGTTTGACTTGGCGTGGACAACACGTTTTGCCAACAAACGTAACTGATGGCCGTGGTGGGTTAGTTTATTTTGATCCTCCAAGTTCATTCACAAACGAAACAACATTTACTGATGGTGTGGGAACTGCCGGGCAACTTCACTACACCGAAATCGATTTGTTGAACTCAACTGCGAATGTGGCCAACTCCGTTGTTGTCAATAACCGTTCGCGATTCAATGTGCCTGATGTTGAAGTTACAAAAATTGGTGGGTTCAACGAAGAAAACTACATGATTATCAACAACCAGAATGTTGTTGGTGTAGCAATCGACGGTGTCCAAGAAGCCCTGTCCTCAAGTTCAATCACAACCTACGGAATACGTCAAACCGTAGTTGACACAAATGTTGCAATGCCTGTTTCATCATCAGGTTCATTCAACATCATCATCAACCCATCGATGGAATACTCTGACGACGGTTATACCCGGAACAACACCAACTGTGTTGTGCGCCGTCGCAAACCATCACAGGATGCAAACCCATTCGCCGCTTACAACGGTTTGTGGGCAATGCGATCACGCCAAATAGTTGCCTCACCAACGGCTCGCATTTTGTTCAGCGGTGGAGAAGCCGACGGTATCCCCGTTGTTGGAGGAACAACTTATTATTTCAAAGCGTATGGTGCGCGTGGCACAGTATCTCAAACCAACATGCGCGCACGTTTGGACATTCGTTGGTATGACGATTCCGAAACATTGTTGTCCACCACATCAACTGGAAACACCAGTTTGACAACCGCAAACACTTGGTATCTGGTCAGCGGAAGCGCAGCTGCACCAGCCAACGCAGTCCGGGCATCAATGGAGATTTTGTTTGAACGGTCCAGCGGTGCAAACATTGCAATTGGCGATCGTTTATGGGCCGATGCATTTATGTTCTCAAAAGTAAACGACGGATACTTTGACGGCGATACACCATGGGATGCAACAAACGCTTACGCATGGACTGGTGGAGTAGGTTCATCACCTTCGTACAAATTGCTCAACCGTGTCGATGATGTCGCAAACACATTGCTTGGCATGTTTGCAAACACAAGTTTGCGAGTGACAAGGATTCGTTGGAACGCTCAAGAAAGTTTGTCGGCAATACCCAAACTGGTTGTCGGCCAAAAGATATATGTGGTTTACAAAGGCACTACAACTTCACACAAAATCGTTGGGATTGACGGAAACGTTGGGCCTGAACGATACATGATCGACTACTACCTACAGAAAGTATAAAACATGAAAGACATATTACGGCGCGTACTGCGCATCGCATCGTTCGCCCTAGGCGCTGGAATCGCCGGATTGGGTGCAGGGTCCGCCATCGGGCTTACAGTCGCCCAGAGTGCCCTTATGGGGGCTCTCACAGGTGTTCTGGGTATCTTTGGTGCGCTGGCATTCATCTACGCAGGCAAAGGCACAGTCGATGACGGCGACTTCAACGCCACCATCAATTCGGCCATCGAAACAGCTCGCGCGAAAGACGGCAAAAAGTGAGTGATGGGGTGGTGGTCACTCTCGAACGAATCTACGAAAAACTTGTGGAACTTGAGATTCGACTTGGCGACCACCCCAAACAACTCGACGACCACGAAAACCGTATTCGCAATCTCGAAATGAAAGTTTGGTCATTCGCTGGAATCAGCAGCGTCGTGGCCGTAATCGCATCACTAATACTCACGAAAGTAGGCTAACCATGGCAGACACCGACCTTATCCGCCCGGTCAAAACGACCGCAATCAACGACGACTTCGCAGCTCACATCAAACGTGGCGCGGCGACTCCCGGACTCGACTACAACTGTGCAGTTGGCGAATCCGTTTGGGCATCCGATCGTGGCATTGTTGTTGCCGCGTCGAACAACCCGAACAGCGGTGCAGGCAAGCACGTTGTCATCAAACACCGCGACGGTTCACAGACGCTTTACTACCACCTGTCGAAGGTGTTCGTCGGTAACGGCTCGCGCGTAACCCAGCGTGAGGAAATCGGCAAGACCGGAAACACCGGAACGCAAACGACTGGCCCACACCTGCACTACGCAATCAAAGACAAGTCGGGCAAATTCCTCGACCCCGAAAAAGTGTTCCGCAAAGAGAAGCGTGAGGCGCGAAAAGAAAAAGCCGCCGCCGCCGCAGTCGTGACCGAGGTTATGACCCCGATGCATGAGATCATCCCCGAATAGGTTCTAACCTTTCTCCCTATTCGGGTGGGGCAGTCGTTCTAGGGGGCGACTGCCCCTGTTTATGTGCTATGGTGTGACCACCTACTAGCAGAGGAACAATATGCCCAAGCAACAAGCATTCAACCTAGGTCGCACCATGACCATAATCGCACTCATCGGCTGCCTAATATCGGCTGGCTGGGCATTGTTGCCCGGAACAATCGGTTTGGCATTGGTCTGGTATGGATCCACAGACTGAACGCTGGCCACACGTTGACATAGTCCGTGAGGAACTGCGGCGACTCCAAGCAGAACAAACCGTCGCCAAACAAAAAGCGCGCGCCAAACACATCGCCGAACTAAAACAACACATGACCGGGTACGACAAAACACTTACCCGAATAGAACGTCGTACCTCCATGAGAACCTTTACTGAACGTATGCTCAAATACGGAGAGAAGGTACTCAATGAACAACGACAGAATGGTCGCCCGGTCACAGACTGACGAATGGTACAAGGCGCGCCAATATGGTGTGTCGGCCACGACCGTTGCCAAGGCCGCTTCAGGCCCTGCCGGATACGATGCCGAACTACAAAACTCCCTATTCCCAGAGGACAACATCGTCGAGGATAACGCTTACATGAAGTTTGGGCGCGACTACGAGAAATGGATCGTGAACGGTCTGCCACTCGAATACCGCATCAAACCAAACGACTGGCTAATCCGAGGCGACGGCGACTACCGCTGGCATCTCGCAACACCTGACGGCCTCAACGACGACTGGACAATCATTGCCGAAGTCAAGACCACTGGCAAAGATTGGGAGGGCAGCACAATCCCAATCCAGTATCGTCGACAGGTGCAGTGGCAGTTGCACGTCACCGGGGCACAAAAGTGTGTGTTTGCCTGGTTGCTTCGTGCCACATCCGAGTCGGGAGAATTTGTGCCAGCGTGGATGGAACCCAAGCACATCATCATGGAACGCGACGAAGCGATGATCGCTGACCTAATCGAAGTCGCACAACGATTCATAACCGACTTCAACAACTACAAGGAGATGCAAAATGGCTCGCTTTAACCTCGCAGACTATGCCACGGTCCAAGAACGAATAGAGGCATTCTGGAAACGGTTTGATAGGGGCGCAATCATCACGCGCGATCTAACCACCGATGCTGACCGCGAACGCAAACAATGGCGCGTATACGCAGAAGTCTGGTTTGACATTGACGAAGTTCGACCGCGTGGAACAGGCCTCGCATTCGAGATTGACGGCGGTGCCGGGGCAAACATGACCAGCGCATACGAAAACGCAGAAACGTCAGCAATCGGTCGGGCGCTCGCAACCGCGAACTTCACGACTTCAAAGAACCGCGCATCACGAACAGAAATGCAGAAAGCCCAACGTGGCGCACCATCCGAGACGCAAATCACCGCAATCGACGTACAAAACGCTGCAAGCCTCGACGAACTAAACCTACTTTGGTCACGCGCAGTCGATTCCGGCGACTCCACCAAACTCATAGCCGAATTTACGGCCAGAAAAAAAGCCCTCAATGGATAAGTTACTTCGGTTCCGAATCGACGGCAGGGCCGTACCCAAAGGCAGACCACGCATGACAAAAATGGGTGGAGTCTACACACCCAAAACAACCGTCGATTACGAAAAGTTAGTCGCGGCCGCATGGAACGACAAATTCGGCATGCTCGCGCTAAACGGTCGCCTCCGGGTAACAATCAACGTTCACACAGATCGTCACGCCAAACAAGACGTGGACAACCTCGCCAAGTCAATCCTCGACGGCATGCAACGCGCCGGGGCATTCGTAGACGGCGACGAACAAGTGTATTCACTCGGCATCATCAAACACGCCAGCACAACAGATTTGGGCGTGTGGGTATCAGTCACCAAATTTGATGACTATGATGACCACTAATCGCTAGCACGATTCCCCTACAACTTCCCCCGGTCCTGTGCTAGCAGGCCGGGGGATTCCAATTGGAGTCCAACATGGATCAACAACACCACCACCATTGGTTACAGGTCGGCGAAAAGACCACGTTTCAATGCGTCATCTGCTGGATAAAAAAGTGAGTTTCAAACTTGTAAAGAAAATCATCCAGTCCGACCGTGTCGATGGCATGCACAAACTGATTCTCATAATCCTTGCCGACTATGTGAACGAGTCCAAAGGGAACGCCGCATGGCCCAGCGTCACCACGGTCGCACTCAAAGCCGGGGCTAGCGTCAGGCATGCCCGGCGAATCATCCGCGAACTCGAAACCGAAGGCGTTCTGAAAACGATTCGTCAGGCAGGTTTGCGTGGCACAAATAAGTACGTTATTGATGTGGATACTCCTGTGGATAATGACACAGGGGCGGACATGGGTGTCCTCCCTAGGGCGGACATTTACGACACCAAGGGCGGACATTTGAGACATGTAGGGGCGGACATGGGTGTCCGCCGAATAGATAAAGAACAAATAAGAATAGATACGTTCGACCGCGCCGCGCCCTCCGGGCAGGCGGCTGCGGTCTCACTACAGAATGATGATCCAAATGTTGCGACGGTCGCCCAAGCCTCCGGCGGCGACACGCCACAATGCCAAGAACACAACACACTAAACCTGCAATGCGAAAAGTGCTACGCTTACCAAGTAAGCAAATGGAGAAAGGAACCCCTAACATGATTACTCCACCACCCAAGGTCATCGGCGCAATGAAGCACCTATTGCTCGAACTCGAAAAAGTTGGGGCCATAAACCCCATCGACCGCGAACACCTAATCCGCGAATACGTCATCGGCAGGATCATGAACTTCGGCCACCTCGCCGAATACCTGCTCGCCACCCAAGCAATCGGATTACACAACCACGACCAAATCATCCGATACGGTCGACGCTACGGCGAAAACAGATAAGGAAAATAGAACATGGCATTTATCAAAGTAGAAGGCATCGTCGATAAGCCACTCGGCGACCGAGGATTCATACTCCTAGAAACCATCCGTCTCAACGACGGTCGCACATTCGACAAGAAGTGGAAGGTCTGGGCAATCCCAGCACCCGAATTCTCGTCGTTCGTCGAAGTCACCGGGGAACTCTCCACCAAAATCAACGAATACGAAATGGGCGGCGAAACGAGGCGCAACATTGATCTAAACGTCAACAACCCAGTCGTCAAAGTCCTCCGAGGCCCCGAAGTCGCCGCACCCGACGTAAACACCGAATGGGCAACCGCACCAACAACACAGGCAGCACCGTTCTAATGGCTAAATCGTACAAAATGCGCATGTACCAGCGACGACTCTGGCAAAACCGCACCCGAATCGCCATCACCACCATTGCGCTATGGTTCGCCATCATCGCAACCATCCTTGTCATCGCGGAGTGGATCTCATGAACCTCGAAGCAATGCTCAACACCGTTACCCAACCACGCACCAAACAATGCAAACTCAACGTGTGGCTAACCACCCTCAACGAGGATGATCGCAACGCATTCTGGCGCGCAATGGACAACGAAAACATCCCACTTCGACACATCTGGAAAACCATCCAAGCAATCGGATGCCCCAACCAAGAATCATCCGTCCGGTCACACCGCCGCGGCGACTGCAAAACCTGCGAAAGGCAAATCAACAATGGCTAGCATCTACGAAATCGAAAAACAAATCGAAGCCGTCGTCGCCCAAACACGCATACTCTGCGAACTCATGGGAATCGACCCAACACCAATGCCCGGCGAGGAACCAGTCAACAACGAAACCATTCAGGATCTAACTGACCCCGATGCTTGACGAACTCCTGAATACCCCACAGCCCC